GAAATTTNACAAAAAAACCACAAAATTTGCATTGCCGACCACAAACTGACAGGAAAACCACAAAATTTACATTGCCAACCACAAACTGACAGGAAAACCACAATATTTGCATTGCCGACCACAAACTGTCACCTACTTCTCCTTTTTAGCTTTACTTCCACTTTTACTAATAAATATTCATTACATTAATTATTAATCACCGTAATTCCGGGGAGGAGTTAACAAACTATATAACTAACTACACTTCCGAATGGCTGAGTTTATGCCGCCAGACGAAGACAGGATCACTTCAGTGACTCCAGGCTGACCAAGGGCGGGTGCCGAAGGTGAGTGAAACCACCGAAGTCAAGGGGCAATTCGGGCTAGGTCAGTCTGGCGGAACGGGCAAGAAACTTAAATTATTTTATTTTTACAGATGAGCAGACAATGTCCTCCAAAATACAACAACAAACAACTCCAACTTCAACATGTTAACACCCTAGTAAGCATTCATGATCTTACCTGCGGCTGTGAATCTCCACTAGAATGCACCATTATAACCATCTATAATCAAGAAAAAGACCTTAAATTTACCGAAGAAGAAAAGAAAAAACTACAAAAATGGCTTACTTCTACAGAAAAAGATACTACCCCAGAAGAAGAAGGTTTTGGAGACGGAGACCTAGAGCGCCTTTTCGACGAAGATTTTGGAGACGACGCCGATACCGCTACAAGGTAAAGAGAAAACTTTCTACTATTAAACTAAAACAATGGCAACCAATATATTTAAGACATTTAAAGATAAAAGGAATACTGCCACTTTTTATAACTACAGATAAAAGAATATCTAATGACTATACTATGTACACCAACAGCCTAGCACAACACTACGTGCCTGGTGGAGGAGGATTTACAATTTATAGATTTACTTTGAAAGCATTATATGAACTATTTACTAAAATACAAAACAAATGGACACAATCTAATGAAGATTGGCCTTTTATAAGATATACAGGATGTGAATTTAAATTTTACAAATCAGAAAAGGCAGACTACATAATTAACTACCATAGATGTCCACCTATGCTAGCAACCATAGACACATTCCATAGCACACAACCACACATGATGACATTAAATAAAAAACACAAAATAATAAGATGCAAACAAAACAATCCATATAAAAGACCATACAAAAGAGTAAAAATAAAACCACCAGCATTACTTCAAAACAACTGGTATTTTCAAAAAGACTTTGCAGCAGAACCATTACTTCTCTTAATGACATCTTCAATGAGTTTAGACAGATACTATTTAAATTCCAAATCTATAAGCACAACAATGGGCTTTATTTCATTAAATGACAATATTTTTGACTATTACGATTACAAACTACCACCAACAACAGGATACATACCAAAACCCAAAAAATACATGTGGTCCTTATATCAACCATTAGCAGATATTCATAAAACACAAATTAAAGAATTAATTTACTTAGGAAAAAGTAAAGAAATGGACAAAGGAAAACCTTTAAAAAACTTTCTACATGGTGACCCAGATGAAACTTGGACAAATTACTTTTCTAGCACACAAAACTGGGGTAATATATTTGACCCATACTATTTAACTCAAGAACATGTAGTCCTATATTCTGAGAAATCACCAAATGAACTAAAAACAGAATACCAAAAAGACAAACAAAAATGGAAAACATTTAGTAACGAAATTGGTGAATACATACAAGAAACAACCCACACATTACTAGTAAACTGTAGATACAATCCCTATGCTGATACAGGAGGAAACACTGTATTTATAGTACCTATAACACAACCAGAACAAACACCACTTCATATACCACAAGACGACAAATACAAAACAGAACCATATCCCCTATGGCTAGGAACATGGGGATTTTTAGACTATGAGAGAAAAAGAATAGGCCAAACAATAGACACAGACTACCAAATAGTAATAAAATCACCACATATTACACCATCACAATATTTTTACATTCCAATAGACGAAACATTTACAACAGGAAGATCACCATACAGACCACCAGACACACAACCAACAGTATATGATCAATTACATTGGCATCCAAAAATAACAATGCAAATGGACACTATAAACTCAATAGCGGCCTGTGGACCTGGAACTATTAAACTTCCACCACAAGTATCAGCAGAAGCTCACTGTACATATACTTTTCATTTTAAGCTTGGAAGCTGTGCTCCACCAATGCAAAACATTGACAACCCAGAAAAACAAGAAACTTTTGCCAATAACATCTTCCAAACAAATTCGTTGCAGAATCCAGAATATCCCCTACAATACTACTTGTACAACTTTGACGAAAGACGAAAAATGCTTACAAAAAGAGCTGCAAAACGAATCAAAAAAATTATTGACTCTGAAAAATCTTTATCATCAACTACAGGACAAAGCCAACTGGAAATCCCACTCCAGCAAGAAGCCGAAACGGACATCTCATCGGAGGAGGAAGCCGAAAAAGAGACATTACTCCTCCTCCTCAGACAGCAACGACTCAAGCAAGCCAAGTACAAGCAGCGACTCCTCCAGCTAATAGAACAATTACAAACTTTAGAATAAAACAAACTAAATTTACCGTAAATTTATTTCCTCCAGAGACTCCTAAAAACAGGAGAATGACTGCAAAAGAATTTGCAGAAGAATTAGAGGAATCAAAAATATGGGGTCATAGACCACGTACTTTTATTCTAGATACTCCTTACTATGACTTTTTACCTATTACCCCAAAAATACCCAAAATTAACTTTGACTTGTGTTACAAAGAATAAAGGCCTGCAAATTTCATATCTCGGTGTCCATTTATATTAGTTTAAACTTAAATAAACATCCACCACACTCCCTAATACGCAGGCGCACAGGGGGNTCCGCCCCCTGTAACCCCCAGGGGGGGCACAGCCCCCCCTTAAACCCCCC